CCCTCTCAAGGTTATCGTAGAATGCAGTATTCCACCCACGTACCCACTCACGATGCTGCATGGTGTTCTTGTCCATGCCGCTATCAGCCATGAAGAAACCCTTCTTAGCCCTACCACACTTACCTTTCTTAAAGGCTTCATAGCCCCACTCATATTGAATCTTGAGGGGAGCATCGTACTTACTTAAACCATTACGCCGCATTTTTAGTCTCCTTAAAAGCTTTGATTACATCAGATGAAAACAACTTCTGTAAGTTTAAAAGGTACATCCTTGATGCATTATTGTCACCACCTGATACAACACGTTTGTTGTCCAAGTTATTTATTATGCGCTTTAGTGAGGTAGTATCAAAAACAATCGTTGCGAAAGTTTCACTACCAATGCATAGATTATGGAACCAGTAATCCGATTCCGTAGCGTTGATGCCACTTGGCTTACCATAGGACTCGTATTCAATAGCAATGTTGCCAGTCTTTTGCCACACATCTCTTTCACTTTTCACCTCAATCTTTTTATCCTGTAGCATATCAGCTACCTGTTGCTCACGTACTTTACCGTACTCTAGGTCAATGTCGAACTTCTTACGGTCTTCAATCTTTGGCTCTAGGTTTTTCATTGGTAGTCTCCTCTTCAGTAGTTGAGGGTTGAATAAAATACTTAACTAACATCTCTAACTTATCGTGATGATTAGCTAACTGCTCTAGTTCTAGTTCGATAGTCTCTACAATATCGGAGTGTTCACCGATACCTGTTGTGCTATTCATGTACACCTGTATGTTAGCGAGGTGCTTGTTAATATTCCCAGCTAAGTGGGAACGTATTGCATTTACTAATACTTCTTTCATCATTTCTCCTTTCGTTTACCACTTAAATATTTAGGATACTTTTTAATTTTAAAGTACTTATGTAACAAGCTGTCTATGAAGTCTGCTACCTTACCCATTACGCTGCTTCTATGTCTACAATTTCACATACTCCTGCAGTACACGCTAACTCACGTCCACCTGAAGTTGTATCTTCCTTCTCAAACTCCCGCAACAATGACCAGTCTACACTCTTTGGCATCTTTGTCAAGAACTCTTTGTACTCTTCTTCAACAATGTCTTGATAGGGTGCTTGCTGATATGTATGCTCACTAAATGGTAGGAAGCTGATACCAGATACCTCATCAAAGTGTTCGTATACCCAAGAGCCTACCTGCATCCATTCGTTTTCCTTAACACTAATTGTTACGCTAGGCTTATGCTCACACCAATGTCGCTGGTAAGTGAGCCATAACTCAAGCTGTTCAATAGCATTCATCTGTGTCCTAGTGATAGCACCCATAGGTGACTTCATAGGAAAGCTGAATACAGTTGTGCTATCCGGCTTAGTTACATCAGGCTCTGCTGGTATACCCTGTGACATAAGGAACTGCGTCAGTGGGTCTTTGTTATCACCACGTACGGTACGCACATAGAATGGGTTATGTCTTGCGTGGATACCTGACGCTGCATCAGTAAGCTGCGACACAGTACCACTAGGTTTGACACACGTGACAGCAGTAGACTGTGGTATGGCAAGCTGCACAGATAATGATTCATTAGTGTGTACTGCCACATCACGTAGTACTTCAAGCATAGATTCTAGTTTCTTACCTGCTGTAGCTGTGATAGGACTGTCCATGATACCTGTTAAGGATACACCAAGCAGTCTCTCTTCTTCTGTATTTTTCTTCCATATGTTACGCAAATACTTGAAGTTAGTAAGAGTAGCTTGAAACGTGCCAAGGATAGTAGCTAGTCGTACCTTATCCTTTAAGGTAGTAAATGTATCATTCTCACGTACTACTACCTCTGACAAATTACAGAACTGGTATGGGCGTAGGATTATCTCACTGCAAGGATTGCAACCGAAGTCATGGTCTGTATCACGTCTACCATTCTTAGCAGCTTGCTTGATAGCTGACTGTCTGTTGAAGATACCACGCTCACCTGACTTGCTGTCATACAGTGACATCCACTCACGCATGAACGTACCCATCTCAGGCTTAGTCTTGTAAGCTACAGAGTTGTTAGCCAACGCACGTTGTCCTTCATACTCCCACCACTTACCTGACTTAGCATGAGCCATCTGGTCATCATTAAGATTAGATAATGAAATCAATGCGCTACGGCGTACACCACCAACGACTACAACCTCACCTATCTTACACATAATATCGTGACACTCAATTGGGTACAGTTTACGTCCAGCAGACAGCTTAAACTTCTGTACAACAAACTCAAACAACTCAACCAATGGCTGTGGACCTGATGCCCTACCACCAAATGTCTTGAGCCTTGCACCTGCTGGGCGTACCTCAGTCATATCCCACTTAGGAATCTGTCCTGTATACAGCATAGCAATTAATTCTTTAAGTGACTTAGCCCATCCGGGTCTACTGTCACCAACCTTGATAACAGTATCAGTGCTATGGAAATCTTCCGCTACGGTGGGTAGCTTCTCCACACAGTGCCTCTCCACAGAAAAGCCTACTCCAGTACCACACATGAGGATGTACATGGTCTCATCGAAGGCACGGGGGTTATCTACTGGTACGTATGAGCAATTGTACCCACCTACGTGGCAACGGTCTAGTGCTGGGCCAGATGTCATCAAGGCTCTCATGCTAGGCATGATGCTCTGATTTAATACAGCTTCCTCTAGTTCTTTGCGTAAGTCTTTGTGTATCTTGTAGTTATGGTTAGCACTTAGATGACCTTCCATGTAATCGAAGTATCTCTGTACTGTTTCACTCCATGTTTCACGGCGTTGCTCATCTTCTTTCCATCGTGCATATCGGGAAAGAGCGATAAAGTTTTGGTAGTCCGTTGGTAATTGATTGCTTATCATTTGTATCACTCCATTATAGTTCTAATTGTTTTGATGTCAGCACCGTCTACATCGTAGAAGTATTCACGTATGCCATCCTCTATCTCTTCACCCACCTGACCATCTGTAGGTATGGGGTACTCTTCTTCATCCACGTCTATGGTTATGAATATTTTAACTCTCATCACTAGCCACCGTGTCTTCTAGTAGCGTGTTTAGATACCATTGTGCCTTTTGTAAATCTTCAAGAGGCTTGCCCTTGTAATCAAAACGCCACATATACTTCATTACATTACCCTGTAAGTAATACTTAAAGTTTGGCCCTAGTGCAGCCTGTATTGCAGCAATACACTCTATACCTGCTTGATTATAATGCGTTGGACTATTAACCATATCAATAACATTACCTACTTTTATCCTAGATTTCCTATATTCTTCATCTGCTTTTATCCTAGATTTCATATACTCTTCGTGGCTACTCATGCTGAACCCCCTGTTTTACTATTAAAGTTTATATGTACAATATTTCCATCATATGTCTTTTCTACACCCATTTCTTCTTCAAGTTCTACACTAATATCCATCTCGTTGTCAATAACATTCAATACATATTCGTTAATAACATCTCTTATTTCTTTAGCTTGTTCCATAACAGGAACTGCAGCACACATCATTTTAGAAAAATGCATTAACTGTCCGTAATCATCATCTTCTAATGGGTTCTCAGGAAATGCAATTATGGATATATCTACCTCACCAGTCCATCCACCGTCATCATCAGCAAAGGGTCTAACACGTATAATAAAATCTTCATCCTGTAGTTGTTTTTTTATTTTTTTCATATCCATAGTATTATCTCCTTTGTATTTTTGTTCCATTAAACTTAATAAATTTAGTATGCTTATTCTTTCCTTTTTCTTTTAACCAATCTTCCGGTATTATACGGTCATAATACCTAAAGTTATTTTTAATACACCAATCAGCGTAAGATGATTTAGCACCTTTACTTAACTTAGCTTTACTATTAGTGAACACAAAACGAATGTCAAGTTTAGGATGTTGTTTTTTTATGGCAATGTGTTTACGTCTATCTGCTGCCATAAATCTACCCTTTGTCTCAATTATAATACCATTCTGCAATACAAAATCAGGAGTATAGGTGCGGTAGGCTAGGTCTTCCCATTCAATCTTTATCTCTTCATACATGAACGTGTGATTACGTTCCTTTAAGTAGATTGAAACTTTATGCTCTAGCCCACTGCGATACCCATGTTTTATTGCTGCTCTTCTAGCTTTATGCAGCAATTACATCTCCTATATATGAGATGATAGGTGGATTCTTTGCTTGTGATTTTACTGCTTCTCTTTGAGTTAACGTAGGCCAACAATCAAGGCGATAAGAACAAAACCTACACCCATTATTAAGTACTTTATTGCCTGTCTCTTTACCTCTAAACTTCTCTGGTACTGGTTGAAAACATCTTTCAAAAGTATTCTCCTTTACTGTTGTTACTGTTTGTTTAATTTTATCTATTTCTTTATCTAAAGATTTAAGTTTAGCTGTTTTCCCTTTAGCAGTAGTTACAGATGTTTCCTTATCCTTTTTTTCTTTTTTATCGTCTT